ATCAATTTTGCCCACTGAAAAAATCAAAACCACAAGATAGCATGGGGTTTGCGCGAGGGAATAGGGTGGGGAGAGATTATTTGGATTGAGATTCACTATAAGATTTAAGCGTATAACCGCATGGTAAGTCACTGTTCTGTTGAAAATTATCGAAAACAGTAAAACTTAAATTATGACTGATGAATAAAGGCGCTGAAACAGGGTGTCAATTGAAGTGCTATTTCATATTAGATATTCTTTGCGACGAATATTATTTGCTTACAAGGAAAGGTATGGACGCAAAGCAAATTGCACGTGGGATTATGGAGGGTATCTCATCTGTCCCTTCAGGCATGTATCAGGGAGTTGTAAGAACGTGGGAGGGAAGCGGTCTTGCCGGGAGCGATCTTAAGAACCGGAATCAACGGGAAACAGAACGGTTTATGCGGTTGATCAAAGCCACCGCAGACAGACATGAACCCATCCGGCAACTGGTTACTATTGTGATTAACGACTTTTACTTAAAGCTTGATGATGAAGGTAAACAGGCTATCAATAGTAAGCTGGGTTATGGTGCTGGCAGGCTAGGGGGAAGAATTGGTTCGCAATTTATTCTGGCTCAGTTTATCGCTAAAAAAATATTAACTCGTATCGTTACAGTTGAGCCCTTCAAACGTTTTGTAAGAGTTGGTTCGTCGCTATCTTTGAATGTTATTATGCTGCAAGGATTAATTGAAGAGGCTTCATGCGCATCAAGACGGATGCAAATGAGATTCCCTGTGACTTATTCAAAGGTTTCCCGAATAAATTTAGATATGGTCTATTTCCTCGTAGAGAAGCCACTCGAGCCCTATCTGGTTTATATCAATAGCCATCCATTAATGTGTGAAAGGATACAAAATGAACTCTGCAAAATCATTTCTTCTAAAGTTCGTTAAGTTCATTGGTATACAAACCACAAATATTTTTGAAGCTATCTCTACAGGTCTTTGCTCATTTGCCGCATTTTTCTCTTTGTTGTTACTTGATGGATGGCTGTGGAAAATTGTGGGTTTCTTCGGGTTCTTCATGCTGGCCTACTTTGTTGCTTACCTGATGGATAAGCTAAAAGGAGAAGCATGATTCCTTTGTCACGTAATCGGTAATTATATTATCAGGCGTCAAGGTCATGATACTGAACGTGGCCTTTTTTATTGCTTATTTTCTCATATCTAAAACAGTAGATCTCAAGGATGTGCTTAGTAAAGCATTGCCTTTCAGATGCTATGCATGTGACTCTCTTAAAGCATCTGCCGCACCTTTATCGCCGCTTCAGAAATCAGAAAACAAAAGAACCACCCTGAAAGGTGGCTTTAATCTACTGATTTTACAGCTAAAAATTGGTGGCCCCTGCTGGGCTTGAACCAGCGACCAAGCGATTATGAGAACGATGCTCATTTGTTATAAAACAATAACTTACTGATTATGTTAGATAAAAAATATTGAATATCATTGGTCATTACCGATGATTTGCGTTCTGGGGGGACTAAAAGGGGTCATTAGCTATGATGTCGCCAAAGAAGCTGCTTTGTATCGAGAGCCTTATGCAATCGAGTTTCCTCTTCAGGCCCAATAAAACCTAAAAAGGTATAAAGAATTTGATCCACCTCTTTCAAATACCTAAATTCAGCATGTGCTACGAATATTCCGTTTTTACCAATAGGCGCTACTATTTTGGTCTTGATTATTCCTTTTTTCGTTACAACTCCATAAAAGTGGTATTCTCTTACACCATCTATTATTAACTCCCCACTAACTCTAGATATTCCATGTGCTAATGATAGTGATAAGTCATAGTATGCTTTAGGGACTGTATAAATATCTCCCTCATTTGACCATTTTGTTTTAGTAAATATATCCAACATTGCTTTTCTGCGTTCATCGCTTTTATCACTATAATCTCTTATATGTGGGTAAGCATTTATAGTTATGGCCAAAAAGGAAAACATCAAGCTTATAGTAGATACTATTTCAGAATAAGTCATTTTGTGCATTCCATAGGATTCAATCTAATTGCATCTTCTAAATGATTTGGTGAAAAGTGTGAGTAACGCATTGTCATTTTTATGTCAGTGTGGCCTAAAATGCGTTGAAGTACCAAAATATTGCCACCGTTCATCATAAAATGTGATGCAAAAGTATGGCGTAATACGTGCGAGAGTTGCCCATCTGGTAAATCTAATTCAGCTCTTTTAACAGCACTGCGAAAAGCAGAATAACAAGTGTCAAAATATCGTCCGGCCTTCTCGGGCTTTGGAATGCTGTCATATACAGACTGGCTGATAGGTACTGTCCTGTTTCTATTGCCTTTAGTCTTGATGAAACTTACTTTTAGAGTTCTGATCTGCTTAGTAGTCAGTGATTCTGCTTCATCCCATCTTGCACCTGTTACTAAACATAGGTGTGCTACATGATAAACATGCGGATTACGACTTTTTTTACATTCATCCAGAAGCCGCTTTATCTCATCTGCTTCAAGGTAAGTAAGTTCAGCTTCTTCGGATTTGAAAGGGCGTAAGTTTTCAAGAGGATTATCTTTCTTCCAATGGCCCAGCCGCTTTAGTTCATTGAATACCGCTCGAAAGTAAGCTAGCTCTAAGTTCATGGTTCGAGGTGAAACTTTTTGTACTCGGGCGGTTCTGGCTATTTCGCCTGACAGTCTTTTTTTTCGATACACAGAAAACATGGTTGCGCTGAATTCATGGGCAAGTGGATTGCCCATGCTTTCACACGCAAACATCATTGCGCTTAGACGTTTCTCGCCATCATCAAGGGTGATCCCGTGTTCATCAAACCATTGTTGAGCAAGCTCTGATAATTTGCGGCGATCCTCTTTGCCATCTAACCAAGGCTTTTCTACTAATGTTTCCATTACATAGTTTTCATACGCAATGGCCTCGCCTTTTGTGGAAAATGTCTTACGGATACGCTTACTGGGTTTTCCTTTCGGTTTGCCTTCCGGGTAGAAATCCAGTAGCCACTTGCCATCAGTTTGCTTGCGAATAGACATAATTATGAATTGAGGATTTTTTGTTTCTGTTGCTGGAATTCTTCTTCAGTAAGAATTCCTTTATCTTTCAAAGATGCCAGTCGTTCAAGCTGTGCAATAATATCGTTATCATTTGACGATGTTATTTTTTCGGCTGGGGTATTTAAGTTATTGCGTGTGGAATTAACTAAATTAGTAAAAGGTATGACGCTTTGTTTAGCAACATCCTTAATGGTGTAATTCTGGCCGCTAGTCGAAATAGTGATTGAACCTAGAATCATTCCAGTTTGACCGCCAACGCTTACAATATCTTTGAGGTTGATATCAACCTGTTTCACACCAAATAGCATTCCTTTATCTAGGAATATTACACGTTGGTTAGTTAATGTGATAAGCCATGTATTACCGTCCATCATGCCGCTTGCAACAGCCAGAGGTTGCTCATTGTCACCAATGATATTAGGCAGATGGTAAAATTCCTTTTTTGTGCCAAACGAAAAGTTCTTAACAACTTCGGCAAGTCTTTTATATTCTTCTTTCAGCTGCTGCTGTGTTGCAGTCTTAAAATTAATCATATCAATCATTCCTTCGCTAGTTAGAAATTTTTAACGCTATGCGTCCCAGCACTTCTATATCATCAATATTGCAATCAAATGCCATGCCAATTCCGCTAACTCTGATTTTCCTGATGGGTATGCGGCCTAAAGTTCTGACGCTCACTTTACCTTCGATATTGACCAGCCATTCCCCATCGAATATTTCAGAGAATTTTCTATCAATAACGTACTGGGCGTTCTCGTCTAAAAGGCAAAACGCATCTGTAGGTAATGGTGCACCTTCGCGAAAGAAGGCTTTATCAAGCATTACAAATCCAGAATCGAACAGCTTCCCTTCAATAAGTTTTTTGCGCGGTAGTTTTAGTATATCTAACGAATCATCTTCAAACTTTTTGCCTGAACCGGTTGTTAGCCACTCCAGGCTAACACCGGTTTCCAGAACGCATTGCACAACAATGTCCGCCGGGAAAGTGCCGCGCTTTCTTCTGGCAGACATGCTACTTGCAGCCATTTCTAAATGATCTGCCAGCTGCAGGGATGTGCCGAAGCCGTATGCCTCACAAACACGATCTAAGACCAATGCGCTATCAGTTGGTAGGGTGAATTTTCCAGTATCTCGCATTTATTGGTTGCAAATTCGATTAAGTCGAATTAGTCTCCGTGTTGTAAGTTCGATAAACGTGAATATTGTTGAATGTTGCTGCATTCAAACGAATCAGGAGTTTGCCCTATGCGTCCTAACATTACAATCACCATCCCTACGCCCTACCTGCCCCTTGAAGAGTACTGCCGCCTAACAGGCATCGCTATGGGTACTGCTCGTGACATGGTTCGCGATGGCCGCTTACCTATTCGTGGAAAAGGTGATAAGCCGCGTGCACGAGTCGAAGTAAACATGGCTGCCCTTACTGTTGAAGCGTTAAGCGAATGCCGCATTTCGCTTCACGCGTAATTCAGGCTATCAATTCGTAAGGTACGAATCATGTATGATTATAAAGTTTCAGTACGAAACTACCTTGATGATGCCTGCCGCCAGTTTTCTTTGGCTCATAACGTCACGGATCTGGCTAAAAAAGTAGGAATGCAACCGGCAACACTTCGCAACAAGCTGAATCCGGACCAGTCGCACCAACTGACCTTACCTGAACTGCTGGCGATCATCGATCTCACTGAAGACCCAACCATTCTTGATGGTTTTCTGCGTCAGATTAATTGCCAGCCTTCTGTGCCGGTCAACAACGCCAGACCTGAAAACATGCAGTTTTGTGCATTAACTGCTGTGGCCAGCGTCGGGGTAATCGCTGGGGAAGCGGTTTCAACGGAAAAGATGACCGTTGCACGCCGCAATCAGATTCTTAACAGAGCCAGTGATGCTATCCGCAGCCTGTCTTTACTCGTCTATTCCGTTGAAAGTCGTTTTCAAACCGTGCCGGTGTTGGCTGCTGCCGTTGATGTGGTAAGCGCCTCAATGCCTGGCATCGTTGTTTGAGGTGGACATGTTCGTATTCGTGAATCTGCTAAAGCGCCAGTCGCCATCGAAGCAGCTGCCTGCGTATGGCCATGGCACCATCCAGCTGCCAAACGGGCAGCGCTGGAATCCTGCTTTTACCCGTAAAAATCATGAGGCAAAGCATGAATGCAAATGATGAAAAATGGCTAGGGGTGCTGCGCCAGATGGTTTCTGGCCATAGCACACAGGCATACAGCATCTGGGAGCGGCTTAGCGAACATCAGCGCGGAATTATTCTGCACGCTGCAGGTTTAAAGGCGCGTCACTGCCGTTATTCGTGGAGCCAGTTCACAGACCGCGAGTTACATCAGATTAAGCGCGGCCTGCAGCGTCTGAAATGCATGATTGAAATGTTCAAGGGGCTGGGGCCGCTGGCGTTTCAACAGGAAAAGAAACCATCACCGAACGCGCTTAAAGCTGCGCGATCTGTGCCCACTGTACCGGGAACACCGGTACATGAACTGATAAAGGCGCGGCAGCAGCTGCGTAAATCCGCTGACAATCGCGCCCACTGAGGAAATGTTATGAATATCATCACCGTTGAGAAAAAAGGGCTACTTGAAGATTTCCGCGACTGGGGCATTAACCCGGATTATGCGGAGTTCTTTCTGAGCAAGTGTGACGTCGAAGGCAACAAGGTCGCGCTTAAACAATTCGTATTCAATGACACGATCCACCTGGACGATAAAATTCAGTGGCTGCTCCTAAATTCTGCTTTCTGGTGTCGTGCATTCCGCGAATCAGAAACCCATACACAGCAGACAGAAGCACTGAGCGCAATCCGTGCAATTTACTTTGCGGCTGGCTTCCTTGGAGCATCGCCTGTTGTTGCGCTTATCAGGTCATGGTGGAGCGCATCTTATGAGTTGCATTTGCTGTCATCACCTAACCAGTCACAGATGCAGATGACGTCCTTCCGTTCCTCAATTCTTAATTTGCTGTTTAACCGCTAATAACCCGACGCACGATTTTTTGGCTTTCCAACGGATAGCCTGGGATTCGTGCGCTCTTAATTGGAGAAATTGCCATGAGAATGACCCGTCAAGATTTAAAAAAAGAAGCGGCCGGCAGCACTGAACTGGTTCAGGAGCTATGCAGTCAGGCGCGTGTGGAAGGTGGCAAGGATATGGCAACAATCCTGTCAGGCCGCCTTGATCGCCTGGCTACGCACGCAGCCAATACGGGGCTATCTGCTGTTGAGATTGTTGAACTGATCCGACAGGAAGCAGAAGCCATTGACGGTAAAGGCGGTGCGTTATGGCAGTGAGGCCATCACTAATCATTGCCGTACGGGGACCAGCGTGAATCTGGCTGAATCTGTAAACCTTAATGGTCAGTATCACGCCGTAAATGAAATGCGGCGTGAGTTCTTTTCGCCTGGAGCACCGCAGGGCATCACTCACACAGAGCTTAAACTTTGGCACTGTGATTCAACCGATCATGAGTGGCGCAGCCAGTACCTGCATAATATTCCGGATTACCTGTCCGGATATTTTGGCCAGCGATATGAAACACTTTTAAAGTCACCTAAAGACGGTCGCCGCCGTGCCAATACGTTCTTACGCAACACTATCGGTAAGAGCGTATTGCCACGTCTGAAACTTGTTAACGCAACATGGCAGCGTGATTACTCAACCGGCATGCCTTCACCTTTCAAAGATAACCTTGATGATCTGCCGGGCTATGACCGGCACCGTGTGCGTGATCTTGCTTATAACATTGCCAGTCACTTAGGCGAGGCTTTCCACTCTTGGGCAGAAATGACCACGCCCGACGATAAACCTGATGAAGATGAGCTGAAGCAACGCACGGCTCAGGGTTATGTATTTCTGGCCCAGGAAGCACTGAAATGCGGTACTACACCGCCTTTCTGGCTGTCAGTTAAAAAGACCGGCAGGATTAAGCGTCGCAATGCTGAAAGCGCGATTCTGCGCATGATGTCACCTGAATGGTGGAGGGTTCGTCTGCAGCGTCGTCGTGATCTGCACCGTGAGCATATGGCTATTGCCGTGGGGCAGGTCCAGAAGGCAGCGAGTCCATACGTTTCACGCGGAACACT